TCTATCTTATGGAATTCTTTGTCGGCATTCCAGTAATTAGCTTTATTATCTACACGTTAGTAAAGAGTATCAAACAATTCATTCGTGAAGGTGACATTCGTTTTGTCTTCTTAGTGCAATCATACATATACCTGATAGCTGTTGTCACTGAGTCAATACTATACATGGTTCTCGGGTGCGCTAATGACTTCTGTATAATCAATTTCAAGATCTTCGTTCTATTAAATACATTCAACTATGCTCAAACGAAATTTACTGGCCATATCATGGTTAAAGTGCCGCGTTTAGTTCGTGGCACTCTATACACAACGATTCTTACGTTCTTCTGGTCTGTTGTTTTCTTTTTTGCTATGACTACTGAGTCAACTTACATTTTCATGCAAGACTTATCGCCATACGAAAAACTAGACCAAATTGTTTTCTTTATTGGTCGTGAAATGAATGGAAATGGAAGCTCACTTCAAATCCTAATAAGCAGTGTCATGCCATTCGTATTCGTATCATCAAGTTTAATAGTGGACGTGATAGAAAAGAAATCGTCTAAGATAATATTGAATGGCGTTGCATATTACATTCCAGCAACAATCAATCTTCTTCTTTTAAAAGATGGCCAGCATTCTGTTATAAACGTATGTCTTCTTCTTGTAATGGTTTTCATTACGTGCTGTATAATGACAAGAGAATGTTACCTAATAATTTACGTTGATGATTCTTCGCTCTCTGAAAAGTTGGCTGAGCGTCTTTATAAAGAAATTAAGACTGAACGAAACGCACAGAGCATAGTGATTAAGAAGAAAATGGCAGTCAGGTCATTTTCTGAGCGAGACATCAGCAGCTTCAAATCAAAAAGACTGCAAGAGAACTTCCGTAAACTCTTGCAGTCTTCAAGTGAAACTAAGATCGATTAAGCTGCGAGCAAGTCAAACGTCCACAGCTTTTTGAAATTACTTTCGAAATCCTTTTCCCAACACTGATTCTCGTCCCAGCAAATTCCGTAAACGTTAGTCAAATGAAGCTCTTTGATTGCAGACTCCCAAGCGTCAAGGTTATCGCAAAAGTCGCTCAAGATGAACAGCTTCTGATTCCTTACGCCGTACTGCGACGCAATGTAGCGAATTCCGCTTGCCATATCTGTTCCACCGCCAAACATACAAGTGTCCTTAATGTTCTTAAACTTTTCATCGAAACAGAGTGAAGTGTCCCACATTATCAAGCGGGAATTTTTTCCAAATTCATTGGCGAAGTCATTGAACATCTTGGTAGTGTTCATTATGATTTCGTGTTCAACAGAACCGGAAACGTCAAGCAGCACGTAGAAGTCATCTGCACGGAACTCGGTACGAGTAAGATTGCGAGGGATGATAACGTTCGATGAGCCGAGCTTCCGACGGTTGGCGTTATACATCTGATCGCGGCGAGTCTGAACGTTGACACGGTTGAAAACTTCCTTCATCAAGGCTTTCTTCAAGGCGTCCCATCCGCGAGTTTTAGCTGCAACACCTTCGTTGCACTCATGACTATCGCCGCGGTTCTTACTTGAAGACGAGTTCTCACTGTCGCCAGCGAGCTGATCCTGAATATTCTTTTCGATTTCAGCTGCTGTCTTTTCGAGATTGCTGCGGTCCCTGTCGGCAACTTGCTTGCGCATTTGGTCCATCTGCTCCTTAGAGAAGTGATTAGTACCACCTGCTGCCATTTCAGCCTTACTCTGCTGAGCACCACCATCGCTAGATCCATGTGACTGTTTCTTTTGGCTCTGCTGCCCCTGTGACTTGTCATTGGAGCTCTGATTGCCGTTTCCTTTTCCCTGTTTGCCCTGGCCCTGTCCGTTCTTCTGCTGCTGAGCATCCATCTGGTTTTTGCTGTCTTTAAGGAACTGCTCCATGTTATTCAGCACGTAGGTAAGGTACTCACGCCAGGTTTTTCCAACAGGAAAACCATAGTCTTCAGGCCACATTCCACGGCCCCATCCTACGCTCTCCATCGACGCACAAGCAGCATCGAATTCCGCCTTTGTGAAGAGCTTACTGTTCACTTCGAAGTCATCAACGACGTTAAAGATGTAGCCCTTGAAGTAGTCAAAGAATGACTCTTCATTATCGAACCATTCCTTATACTTTTCAAACTGGCTGCGAATACGGGCTGAAACGCCAAGCGCCTTTTTCTCGCCATTATCGCAGTGATTGAAAATGATATGGCCGCATTCGTGCATATAAAGGAAATCGGAAAGGTTGCTAAACTTGTTTGAAATGAAGAGCTTGTAGATTTCGCCAACAAGTCCGTTACGGATAAGCGCGAAGGCAGGCGGATTTTCCAGTGTCTTATCGTATGTTACAGAACAGACGTACGAGTCCATCTTCTCTTTCACCTCGTTGAGGCGGGAGAGTGTAAGGGGCTGCGTGAGCGGCTGGTTCTTCGCTGCGTTCTTAGCCATAAGAATTTCTCCTTTCAGTTTAGTTTTTGTTACATTACATATTATACGGGCACGACAGAATCTCACTAATTGTTCGTGAAACGTTTCGATAGCGAGAGTATATACTATAGAATTAAGCAACGCCTTGAGGTCATGAATGAATGGTCTCAAGTCATCCCAAATGGCACGATAAGCAGCATTCTTAAGGCTTGGTCTGAGACTGGTGCCGAATACAGTCGTTACCTTGAGTATCTTTATCAGGAAAAGAAGTACCTTAACGCCCGCAACTTGTCATCTATCACACACATGACAGATCTTGTCGGCTACAAACGCAACTTGCCTAAGTCGGCAATTGGCTATGTGATAGTAACGCATACTGACAAGAATGGCGTCAACCGTCTCGAAAATTATGGCGTTGAGTTCTTCGACCTTGATGCGGCTTCAGACTATGATGAGCTTACTCAAAATAAGTCGGCTACTACTGAAGAAAAATCAGCACTTGTGCCTTGGACAGCTAACAAATCTTATGCCATTCCTGAAGGATCAGTGATTACATCATCAAATGGCACAAAGTTTCTTGTCACTGAAACAGTAGAGTCTCGCTCTCTTAAAGAGCCATTCTCAGTCATTAAGAAGGACCCAGTCAAGTATGCCTCTTTCATTGAAGCAGGTGGATGGAATGGAATCAAGTACCTTAAAGTCCCAGTCATTCAAGGTGAGCAAGTTTCTGCACAGCTTGGAGAAGCAGCTGGAACACGTTTTGAAAGTTTCGTTCTTGACGCACTTGACGTAGAAAATGCGTCTAATATCATATCTGAAAAATATTTTACTCTTACTGTCAAACCATCATATCGCGTTGCAGATGAAGAAGCTACTGAAGAAACATGGTATAAGGTCGAAAATGTTGGTCTTGCCGGACCTTATGATAGAGTCTTCGAAGTGAAGATTCTCGATGATGAGGGTAAGCTACTCTTCAAATTCGGAAACGGAATTACAGGCAAGCTTCTGCCAGCTGGCGCTCTTGTCACAGTAAACTACCTTAAGACACTTGGAGAAGCTGGAAATGTTCTTTCAAAATTCCAGATGAACACTATTACATTCCCGAATGGCGAGATGATGGTTGATCCAAGAACGAATGAAGTAAGCAATTTCATCTGCTGTACTAACATTTCGCCAATCAATGGTGGCCATGATATTGAAGACACTGACGATATTCGTGCCTCTGCTCCTGTAGAGTACCTCAGCTCTTACACAATTTCTTCCAAGAAGTCTTATCTTAAGCAGATTCTTGACAATAGTCCTGTCAATCTTCTTCATACGCATATATTCGATTCTGAAGTTGTTGAAACAGAGTCTTATGGTGAGTCTGACGACCATAATAACTACACGTCGTCTTACAAGAATGGCCTCTTACAAGAGGTGACAATGACGAAGAATTGTTTGCTAGTCTGTGCTCTTCGTTCTAATGGCGAGGAAATCGAAGATCCTGAGCTCGAATTGATTGAGCCACTTACTCGCGCTCTTGATGACTACATGTCACCAAATGACTCTCTAGACTTCATTAAACCAAATCTTGTCAAGCTCTGTCCACGTATTAAAGTCGGAACGAAATCTAGCATTCTCGAGCAAGACATTATTGAAGAACTTCGTCCAAAAATCTACAGT